ATCTCTCGCATACGCGTTTGCGTATGCGAGGATTTCATGTAGTTGTCTCTATTTTGGAGACACAATTGGTGGACAGGGGTCCGCCCCTGTTACACCGTTTGTCGGAGCAATGGGGTACGCCCCATTGTTCCGTGCTATTGACGATTTTATTTTCTTAACTAGGTATCGAAAGTGTTAAACCAGCTTTCACCAAACTTTCTACGGAGATTGTAAGATTAAATCTGACCTGCTAGACGTATCATAAAATCCAATGTTTACTAGTATTGCTTAAAGCTGTCCGATCATGAGGAAGTACCTACTTTCGGATGTGGTATTTATGAGGCCCGTCACTTGGCCTAGTATGAAAGAAGTGACCACCAAACCAGTCCGCGAACTATGTTCGTTTATAGTTATGATGTGTACCTTTTCTAAGGCGCGACTATTTAGTTTCACATTTTATAAATTGGTGACAATTTACATAATTATATTCGTTTAGTGTGCGGAGAGCCGTAGACCTATGGTGTATGTTGATTTGAAAGAGCTTGCTCTTAGTCAGTACATTGAAAGCCCTAGTGGTGTAGTAAAACATAGGTCGCTTTGTGAACGAGAAACCCCAACTTTTGGGGCTTTCAGTTCGCATGGCTCTGGTATTTATTAATAAACCAGAGATGTGCGATTGTAAAGCCTGTAACAGTGTCAATTTGACACAAAAAGAAAAAGAGGAGTCCGAAACATTTTTCGGACAGTACTGGCCTTTGCTCCATTCGGGAGCGAGTTTTTGTTTGAATAGAACTCGGAAGGTGTGCCAGTATATGAAGGATTGGATGTTGGTCGATCGGTGTGTAGAATGCAATCGACTATTTCACAGACGGGAGGAAGATGGCAAGTATGCCGGTCTCTGTAAACGACACAGAGACATGAAGCCACAAATGGGTTTCATTGGCGTAGAGCAGCCACCTTTTTGGCTTGTTAAAAACTGGATGTTCTTTATGTCAGTTCTTATGCTATGCTTTGCTCCTTCTACGAGTTTTGTCTGGGATTTGGTGTATGGGCTGCTCTTTATATGCATTTTCACTATGTCCGCTTGTGTTTACACTTCCATTGTAACAATGATATGGAGGATGTTTTACACAAAACGTCGAAATGTTTATGAAGAACAGCTTGGAATCCGTTTGCCATCGTTTGTGACTCCAGATTTTGTTGCTCGAGAAACTACTTTATTGTTAGCTTTGAAAACTAGCATTGTTTCTAGTAGCGATAAATCTGGTGTTATTGCTGCTTTAGTGTCATATGCTCAAGCTCATAGTCAACGTTCTCTCCTGGGTCATTTAATGTCTTTTATGAGATCAGAAAGTGATCGTAATTGGTATGAACTTGTGAGCGGGCATATTAATACTATGATAGAGCAGGATGGCGAAGACGAGGAAAAATGGTTAAATGATTTGAAGGAAGCATTGACTAATTGGACACGTTATCGCGAGAATAAGGATATTAAGAATTTCCTTAAACTTTTGAATTATGTTGTTTCTGTTGGAATGTGTGAAGCTTCTAGTTTGACCTTTAAAATGGGAAGACTTACTTTCTTTGCTCCTGTTGTCTATAAGAATCAAATAAATTGTGTTGATTTAATGGATCTTGTGTGCACAACTGCCATCGGTTTTATCGAAGGTGGCTGGCGTGTATACAAAACAGGTGAAGTATCCGCATTCTTTGCTCACGATGAAGATATGAAGATATTTGAAGAGAAATATAATCGTATTCGTGATATTCATGGTTATTCTTTGACAGGAAACTTAAAAGAACATGCTAATATTGCGGAAACGGATTATGAAGTCCTCCTTGATGAAATCATTGCTCTCGGTGACAAGGTTGCTAAGAAAATATCTCGTACGATGACTGTTGAAAAGAAATTTGTAATGGATAGACTTGATAGATTACGTGATTGGCGAAATGAGTTTACACAAGTTCGCACACGTGGTGGATTGAGGAAATCCCCATTTGCTGTTTCTTTGTTTGGCAATACATCTGTTGGAAAAACTACCTTGAACAAATTGACTTATGAAGCGATTGGTCGCTATAATGGAATTGACGTTTCGGATGAGCGAGTCGCTGTATGGGCTGATAATGATAAGTATGCTTCTAATATACGCTCATCTACGAATGTGATTGTTTTCGATGATCATGGCAACACAAGACCGGCATTTATGGACTTTTCACCCGTTTACCGCCTCATACAGACCGTTAACAATGCATTATTTCTTGCACCCATGGCTGAAGCACACCTTAAGGGGAAAGTAGCTCTGCACCCGTGGGTTGTGATGGTCACAACCAATGTAGAAGATATGCTATCCTCAATATATTCCGAGAAACCTGAATCCGTACTCCGACGATTCTTTCATGTTAAAGTGGAAGTACGTGATGAATTTCAAACCAATGGTATGTTAGATTCTAATAAAGTTAAAGCAAGGTTTGGAATGCGAAGAGATGCGGATATTTGGAGACTTAGTGTTCGGTCTTGTTATGTTGGCGCACCAAAGACTGCCAATAGCCATAGGAACCATTATAATTTGGTGCCCATCCAATTTGAAGGAGTGGACATGGTAGATGTTGACGTCCACACGTATTTACGGTGGGTGCAAGTTGCATCAAAAGACCATTATGACTATCAGGCAAAATTGGTTGAGATGAACACCGTGAAAAATGAAAGAGACGAACGTTGTACAGAGTGTGGTTTTGCATTCTGTGATTGTGACAAGAAGAATTCTGTATCCCAATTTGTCCAGGATCGGAATGGTGCACGTCTACCAAGCACGGTCGACCCAAATGTTCACCCCGATGATGATTCAGTAGTCGACGAGCTTAATGAGATATGTCACGGATTGCGGGCCATGTTAGGTGGTGACGAGTTATTTGATGAACAATCGTCACCCTTATTTCGGTCAATTCTACGTAATTTGCTCTGGTATTGTGCTGGATATGTTATTGGTGTCCTTTTGAATCTTATTATTTTGATCATACGCATACCTAATGGGTCGCGGATTCCATTCATACGATTTTATGCAGCGTGGGCCACCAATTATTTAATTGCCTGGAGAAATAGGGCACACCGCTCTGCCATGTGGAATTTGTATAGGTTTGCGAGATGGCAATTACAACAGCGTTGGAATATCCGCGCATTTTTCTGGCGGATGAGAGAAACAAGAACTGAAGATCTTATACACCTGGATAGATGGTATAACGACTCCATTTTTGATTGGGTAGCTTGGGTACCTGAGAGCTTTATAACATCACCGTGGGTGACGTTTTCTGTTCTTTATTTGCGTAGGTATGAAATTCTTGATCGAAGATGGAAGGTGTTGATGGTGTACGCTTATTGTTTTATTGTATCTGCCTGGTGGTTTATCAATGGTTGGTTTTTATCTAGTTTCGTTATTTTCTACAGCACCATTTTAGTTATTGCTGTAATTTTGTATTACGAGAAGCAAGCCGTTAAGCAGGAACTATTACAACGAAATAATGCGTTGCCGGCGTATGTTAAGATCTTTAAAGAGCATTCCGGGAAGTTGCTATTAGGTGTTGGATTGTTTGGTCTTTATTATGTTTTCCGGTGGATTTATGGTATAAAGAAAGTCTTTTCTCCTCAGGGTAATTTGAACCCCCAATCTATGGAAGATGTTAAAGAACGCGATGTCGAACCAAATGTCTGGGCTTCTCATTATATTTCACCATTGCCTATGAGTACCGCGTCGAAAACCACAACTGCTCATGATTTAGCAAATCTGTGCACAGAGAATCTTGTGTACATTGAAAGTTCTAAATATTTTATTCGGGGGTTTTTAATTGAAAGCAATTTTATGATTATTCCTGCCCATTTCATTAAGAAACATTGGCAAGATGGATACGATGACTTTGATGTTCGTTGTTGGAGAAGGAACCCAAAAATATGTGGTGCTAATTTCCGCGACAAGATTGCTAAGGAATATACATATTTAGTTCCCGGCACTGACTTTGCGATTTGCTATACCCCTAACTCGGGAAGTATGGGCGACATGCGTAAGTTTTTGCCCACAGGCGCTGTAACGGACTCAGATGCCACTTTTATTTTAAAGGACAAGAGCGGAGACGTTGAGTTCGCAAAGACATTTTACCGACATGATAGGACGGGCATTGACCATTATTCCATGCGGCATATCCCCGGGGGAACTTATAAATTGCCTTTTGATACTGCTGAAGGTATGTGCATGTCACCTCTTGTCTCTCGCGGAAAAGGAACAACAATTCTTGGCTTTCACTTGTGTGGTCAAGGCCGCACAGGTGGGTGTGGCTATTTGACATTTGACCAGGTTGAGACTGGCTTGGGACATCTTGCTGAGATCCCTGGTGTCGTTAGAACTGTGAGCCGGGGGACTTTGCCAAAAGACCAATATGGAGTCAAATTAATTGAGGAAGGGGAGGTACATCGAAAGAGTGCGACTCGTTTTATAAGTGAGGGATGTTCCATTGAAATTTACGGTCCTACCTCCGGAAGAGCTACACCAAGTTCTTCTGTAGTTCCAACAATAATTTCTGATATTGTCGCGGATGTTACGGGTGTACCACAGCAATGGGGTCCACCCAAAGTAAAGGGTGAAGGCGTCTACCCATACCAGGTAGCATTAGAACAGTTATCTCATCCATCTTTATCTTTGGGCAGTATTGTCGTTAAAGCTGTACGTTGTTATCGTATGCAATTTCTTAAAATTTTTAAAAAGCTACCGGAACTGTTTAAGGAGTGCGAACCCCTAACACAGGTTCAAACAGTTTGTGGAATTGTTGGAAAGCGTTTTATCGACGCAATGAATTTTAACACCTCACCTGGATGGCCTTTAACCGGTGAGAAAGCTAAGCTCTTAATCGACCTTGATCCCAGCGAATACCCAGATAGTGGTAAACCCAGAACATTTGTCCCCGAGATCTGGGAGGAAGTTGAGCGCATTAAGAGGGTACTACTCTCTGGAGAGCGCTGCTATTGTGTTTGGAAGGCATGTTTGAAAGATGAGCCGACAAGACTGACTAAGGATAAGGTGCGCGTTTTTCAGAGTGCACCTCTTTCATTACAACTTCTTATTCGTATGTACTTCTTACCTATTGTTCGTATTATTCAACTGAACCCGTTAATGTGTGAGTGTTTAGTGGGTGTGAATGCTGAAGGTCCCGAGTGGGAACAGTTAGATAAATTCATGAATTCTAAGGGTAAGAATGTTCTTGCCGGGGATTATAGTAAGTATGATCAAAGGATGCCTGCACAGCTTGTGATAGCTGCTTTTTCGATTTTAATTTGGGTTGCCGAATACTTATGTGAGTATCCTGAGGAGGACATAAGGCTAATGAAGGCGTTGGTGGCAGAAATTGCCTATCCTTTGATGGCATATAATGGCGATTTGTTGATGCTATTTGGGTCAAATCCTTCAGGCCAGAACTTGACAGTTATCATTAACTCTATTGTTAATTGTTTATTATTAAGAAGTTGTTATTACACCAAGTATCCAAAGGAACCACCCGGATCCTTTACTGACTATTGCGCATTTGGAACATATGGTGACGATGTCAAGGGAACAGTGTCCGAAGAGAGGAGTCTTTTTAATCATATCTCCTTTGCTGAGTTTTTATCGCAATTCGATATGAAGTTCACCATGCCTGAT